TGTAAGATTTGGTGTTCGTAGTCAATGGGTAGGGGATTTTTCTGACTGTTAGCTAATGCCACAACATCAGCCCCGTTCGTATCGGTTACATACCATGCCTCCACATCTGTCGGTCTGCCGTCAGTAGCTCTAAATTTGCCATAAGGCAAAAGCTGGATGCGTCCATACTTCGCTTTGTCAATTTCAAAACTACAGGCTGCAAGGGTGAGTTTCATTCGTAAAAATCCTGAAAAGTTAATCTAGGATTCCAGAATAATGGATTGGAGGTAATGAAAAGAGGGGAGCGTCTTCCACACTCCCCTCTAGGTTAGAAATTTTTGAAAAAACGAATTTTGATGTTGTATTTTATCTTAAACCATTTTTAAAACCTTTTTAAATCCTTTTAAATCGTTTTAAAAAAAATCATTCGATAAATCGCCCCTACAATCATAAAAATGCAAATACGCGCGATTTAGGGCGGTTTTATGTTTTATTTAATTACACTCCGAAAATAAGCTTGCACATCATCTAAAATATCCTCCTCGTCCTGTGGCGTTAAAACGAGGAATGGGCGGGCAGGAATATCCACTTTTCGACCGCGTCCGGCTTTACCACCAAATTGATGAATTGCCGCGTAAGGTTCGTTGGTGCCTACCTCTGCGCTGTCATTATCATAATAACTTGTGATACTGTTCATCAGATTTTCTGTATCAACTAGCGGTGTGCCTTGGCGGTATTTCAATCCAAGCCACTTAGGACGGCCACCTACATCAAAGTTTTGTAATACGGCGGACTCCATCGTGCCGGCAATGCTACGCATGAGTGGCACGCGGTCTTGTGCGGCATTTGCTAACCGTTCCAGTATTGTCGCAATCTGTTGCACATTATTAATTTCAATTTCGATCATAAGCGTTGCTTTTCAAAATAAAGGGCGGTATAGTTAGTTACGCACCGTTTGTCGCAGTGATTCTCGGCAACTGCTAAACGATGGGATGAAATAGACCCGGGAAATATGTGTGGGGTGTCCGAGTCCCACCTAACGGTGCGTATTAATCCCGTCTAAATGACTGCATGTAAAGCTCTTTCACATGCTCCAATATTTTAACCACTGCCACATACCGTTCGCCATTTATCGTTTTATAAAATTCAAAGTGATTACCTTTGCTTGATTTAATTTCATCGGGCGAATTAAGCACATCCGGCAACTTCTCATAAGTTTCAACGCCAAACTGTCCATAGCGATTAGCAATCTGTTTTACCATGGAGTCATCAGAAAGCCAAACTGTCTTAAGCTCCGTGCCAATTTGCATTCTTGTATTCTCATTTAATACACCGGCAGCGAATTTGAAATTTTGTGAATATTTGTCACGTAACTCCTGCAAAAGGTCGCTTCGTGGTTTTCGTCCTTTCAGAGATAGGTAATGCGGGATGTGTGGTTCTAAATAAGCTGACAACTTAGCATAATCTAACTTAAACTCCGCCCCTGTCATTTCCACTTTAGCGAACTGATGCGCCAGCTTTTCCGGATAAAGATCCAAATTCGGCTTATAGTTCAATCGCCCTACATTATAATCAAAGCCTTTATCCGTCACCCGTATCGTGCCGTCGGGCAATTTAAAACCAATGGTTTTTTCACGATTTCCCGCTTTATCGGCGGGGCGTTCCACTTCGACTAAAAATTCAGAACTATCGTCCGGCTTATCCATGCCACGACGTTGTAAATCTCGTTCGGCAAGTGCAATCACTGAACAGCGACAATTAAACCCATTTGGGGGATAAAATGTCGCCCAAAATGGATCATCATAACGGTAAATTTTGCCGCTTAATGCTAAGTGAGCAGGACGGGTTCTCTCGTCTCCTACGGCAGAATACTGCCAGTAAGGACGATTGTCCACATTATCGCGCATGCGCTGATAACGTGCGGCGGAATACGCCGATTGCATATTCACCCGGTAAATTGTATTCAGGCGGCGCGGCGTACCGAAATATTCCCCCGTTTTCGGGTCGGCTAATAGATTCCCATCAATACCACGGCTAATACTTTTATCCTTGCCAAATACCCAGCCCTTGCGCTCAAACTCACCAAGCAATTCTTTTTTCCATTGATTAAATCCTTTGCCTTCGCGCATAGCGGTTTCCAATGACTGATAAATGTCTTTGGTCATTTCAAGACTAGACAAGCGCGCAATAGTCGTTGCACGGGCTAACGCGCTGTCTTGTAAGTCTTTCGCAAACACTTTTCCCGCCAGCATTTTCTTCTGGCGGAGAAATTCAATGGCTTCTGTCGGCTCCATGCCAATAGCAAATTTAGGTGCGGTCGGCATTGGACGCCCCCAATAAATCCGACAAGAATAAGGCACTGGTTAAATAGCGCTCGTGGGCATCCGAGGTTAAATCAGGGTAAAGCTCCGCCAGTTTATCACTGGCTTCTTCAAAGCTGTTACAGGCTGATAACACCGCCACGGCTTTTTGCACCATTGGATCTAATTGTTGGTTAAAGTCAACCTGTGTCATGCCGTTATCTAACAAGCTATCCAACAAATCCTGTTCCGTTTCGCTCTTATTGCCAGCGGACAACGCCACGTGCGTACCTTTACCCAAACACCCCGCACACTGACACCCCACCACGTGGGCAGAAAGTGCGGTAGATTTTCCCGGTGATTTTAAATCTGGATTAAAATCGTTTTGAACGGCTTTTAAAACCACTTCGCCGTCTTGTGCTTCTGGGATTCCTAACTTGTCGCGCGTCCACTTTTCGGGGATTTGTACACCAATCCCCACCAATTTAGGGATAGCGTCCGCAAAGGTGCTTAAATCGTCGTATTTTTTGGTGTCAAACTCAAAATATGGCACTCTGTGCAAGGCAATATTAGGGTCAACATTAATCTGCAAATAAGGCAGGATGATTTGCTGTGTAATGGTCTGCGCCACTTGTTTAGCGTCCGACACCAACAAATCACGGCGCACCTCATTATGTACGTTACCTAGCGCATTAGTTGAGCTTTTTCCGTCTGCGCCTGATGTGAGTGTTTGCCCCAAAATCAGGCGGGCAATGGATTTTTCGCACCAGTCTGTCATCTGTAAAAACGGGTTATTGGTGGCGGTGGTATTTGCCGCATTATGCAATTCGACGGTCATAGAGTCAGGCATAATCCCTGCGGCATTATGTCCGATTTGTGCAAGGGCGCGTAATAATGTGCGTTTTTCCTCGTTTGTTGCACCCGCACCATATTTACCAATGCGAATTGGCATGCCGTAAAGCTCTAAAAACTCGGCAAAATCCCGCACGGAATAATGCTTAAACATATAAAGCCAAGCTAGGGTGCGGAATAAGCCCATTCGAGCTAATTGCACCGAGCGGGACTTGTGCGAATGCACCACCCAGCCGAACTGTCTTAATGGCTCGCCCATGGGATTGGTTGGCGTTTTTAATAATAAATTGTCATGTTTATCTAACTTAAACCAAGACTGAGGCCGTGGGATAAAGTTATGCGGAATATACTTACCGTTTTCCAATTTCCACTCAATTTCAAGGGCGGAAAAACCATGTCCGACTGCGTCCATCATATCCATAAGCAGGTTTTCAAGGTTCGGATATTGATAAAACAACTCGTCAATTTCGGTTTGGAGTTTTTCTTCTGCCGGTGTCGCATTGCGTGGTTCGGCAATGCGCCAATCCAGCGTCAAAATCGCCCGCTTGCGCGTTTGGATATTCGCCCCGATGGCACTGTCTTGTTCTTCGATGTCCATAAATAACTCGTGCTGTGCCGTAATATCGCCGTTTTCCGCATCCTCTAAGATGCTTTTTAACTTGGACGGCGTAATGCGGTTGCTCGGGTGGTCAGATAAAACACGCCCATTAGCTGTCACCATTGCTTCGTCGGTTTGGGTCGGTTCTGTTTTAAAGCCTACCAATGTTTTAATTTTTTCCAAAAATTTCATGTTTTATCCTCGCCAAATGCTATATAAATCATCTTCCGCATCAAAATCATCATGCCCCAAGTCTTCATCGTTTAAGCCTATCCACTCAATCGGGGCGGCGTTGGTGATAGCATTCTTCCACAACATTTCAAGTGCATCTGGGCCATCATCATGGTCAGCTTTCGGAAAGTGACGCAGTTGCGCAATTAAGGTCGCTTGTGAGCTATGTAATAAAATTAACCCATTCGCCATGTGTGGCTGTAAACTTTCAATACGAAGCATTTTGTCTGTGTTTGGCTTAATTGCGGTTGCCGGCACAGGGGCGCCACGTTGTGCCGAGCGCTTAACCAGTTCATCTTTCAAAAATTCCTGGAATTGCACGGTCTCAACAAACCAACGGTGGCACTTGTATTGCTGTTGGAAACGGATCACATCTTCGATGATTAAATCCGGCAAGCGTTTTTTCACCTGCGCTTCGACTACATACAATTTACCTGTGGCACGCTGATAACCGCCCACCAAAATCGCCGACGGGTCACGGCTCGCCCCCGCTTTGCCGAGTGACGGGTCAACCGCCCCGAAATAAATCAAATCGGACGGCAGTTCCGTCCAGTATTTAATGGCATTGGCAAAAATCGCGTCATCACTGCTTAACGGGTCATTTTGATATTCCGAGTCAAATGTGGCATGGCCATCACGAGCGCGGATTTTCATCAGCGTAAGTAACGGACGTGCCGCCCAACTCACTTCCGAGCCTTTATCCATTGCCGCTTGGTTGGCATGATAAAAGGCGTCTGCAACCGCCTCGCCCTCATTTAAGAAAAAATCTTCCCACTTGTCCCACAACGCCATATCGTCAGGCATTTTCTTTAAGGCTTTAAATTTGGCGGTTTTCCATGCTTTGGAGCTCAAAGTGCGGTTCAATACGCTGTCGTAATGTAGGATAGTCCCGATATAGACCACGTCCAGTTTTTCACCAGGGACACCCAATGGAAGTACGGTCTTTTTAAGCCATTCGTGCAACTTATCGCGCTGTTCTGCGCTGCGGACTTGTTCGTCATTCTCTATATCGTCCAACACTACAAGATCAGGACGATAAGCCCCATGTCGCAAACCACGTAATTTTTTACCCGAACCGGCAATTTCAACCTTTTGATTCGCTTTGGTTAAAATTGTCGTTGCTTGCCATACACGACCTTGTCCAGCGACTTCCGGAAAGTCGATGCGCAGGCGTTGGTTAAACTCCAGTTCTACTTTGATAGATTCCAACATCGGATAAGCCTGATTGATAGAGTCCATCACAATGAGTGCATAGCGTTTTTTTTGAGTTACTAAGCAATAAAGCGTAAACAACTGCGACACCAACGTGGATTTTGCTTCACCACGAGGCGCAGCAGTCGCCATATTGACCGATTTAGGATCTTGCAATATTTCAGGAAGAGTTTTGAACAAGTAATCGTGCAACTCCGAACGTGATGCCGAACGTACATAATGCGGGAAATAATGGGAAACGAAATAATCGTAACCACTCACTGGGTCAAATACTTTTTTACGTCGGTCAACCACTGCTTCTGGGCTGTCGTCCCAACCGTCAAAAGACGCTTCGAGTTTTTGTCGCATGCTATCTGCATAGGCGCGCAACTCATTTAAAAGTTCTTTATTTTTCATTTAAAAACACCGTAAAAATTGACCGCACTTTAATCACTCACCAGTAATACCCACAACACCCACCATCCCCAACTTCCGCCATCTCTAGCGGAAAGGCATGCCATAATGACAAAAAAGAAACAAAAGAGATTCATTTGAACTCCTTGTCTAAGGTTTCAGCAAATCCGTTTAATAATTCAAGAAATTCTTGCAAAAGCTCAGGTTTATTCGCCTGTACGAAATCACCAAACATTTTGACGGTTTTAATCGCGGTCGCCATTTCCGACACTTCAGGCAATAACCGCTTACTGCTCGCCACCATTTTCGAGTAGCTATCACCTAAACCTTGGATCAGTTTAGCTTTATCACTTACAGGCAAATCTTCCGCATGACGTAGCTCTTCCATGGTTTTCTCAAAATAGATAACAAAGGTGGTGAGCATACCGCGCGCCACGTCTTCTACTTTGCCGCTTGCCATGGTGTTGGCGTCGCGTACCGTGTCCCAGTTGTCTCCGCGGGCTTCCGCTTCTTTTTTCCAACGGCGAGCGGTGTTGTACGATACACCGGCTTTTTCAGCTGCTTGTTCAAGCGTCAGGCAATCAAACACATAGTAACGGCGCACATACGCCTTGGTTTTTTCATCGTGTGCCATCATCAGCCCCCGAATTTCGCTTTGATGAGCTCAAAGCCAACTGAGACCACCAAACCGCCTAAACCGCCCGCCATCACGGATTTAATGCCTAATTTATCCATGCGGGTTTCCAACATTTTCAAACGGGCGTCAATATCGTCCACGCGGTCGTCCAATTTGTCGATTTTGCGGCTGACTTCACGGGTTAAATCTAAAATTTGGTCTAACTTTTGGTTGGTTTTGGCTTGTTCGGCCTTCTGTTCCAACCGCTTTTGTTCTCTTGCCGACATTATTTATCCGCCTTTCTGTCGAGTTTTTCAGTAATAGAGTTTAGTTGCTTGGTGATGGCATCCAGTTTTTCCATCACGTTTTTATTCACGATGTTCGCCACTTCTTTCGAGAGATAATCCCGTTTCACTTGGTCGACCTCGTCATGCAGCTGTTTAAATTCACTGTCTAAGCGCTTAAACCAAAGCCCTATAAAAAACACCGCAATGGACACCAGCGCGTTAAACACCATCATCCCATTAATGTGCACTTCCATTTTCACCTCGCTGACAAATAGTTCGGTATGTATCGTTATGCACTTTAATTTGACGTAAGGTTTCCGTCGTATCTTGACGGCTTGCAGAAATCACTGAAAAACCCGCACAGCTTGCATTAATCACGGAGATCCCCTGACTTGTGCAACTCATTAATAAGAGTGTCACGGTCAGCATTGCGACTGTTTTCTTCATTTTTCTTTCTCACTTCAAAATGTTTCACTTGAGTTTCAGCGACGACTTTCTGCGTTTGTAACTGCGCATTGGTTTTTAATAACTGCTCAATCTCACGGTGTGCATGTTTGAGCTTAAATACCACATAACCACAAATACCTAGTGCAGCACCTGAGCCGATTAAAATCATCTGTAACGTCATTAAATCCCCCTTGGTCTATCCGTTTGTTCCGGTTCGACATAAACTTCACCGGTAATCGGTTCTTCTGGTTTGGTTTGTTTGGCTTGATATGCCATTACAGCGCCCTTAGTTGCCGCTGAGCCACCGCAAAAACAAGCAAAATAAAAAAACAAATCAGTGACGGCAGAACGGTCAAGATAAACGGCGTAGATCAATACACCAGCCATGACTAAAAAGCCGAAAAATTGAATAAAACCTGTCGTACTCGCACGTCCATCACTATTAGTAAATAATTCAAAAAATTTACTCATTGACATAATCTCCACATAATCACTTTAGCTGGCGTTGGTTTGCCGCGAAAGGCATAACTCCATGCGTTTTTACTGTAAAAGTGCGGTCGATTTTTCGGGAGTTTTTTGGTTGTCAAAACTCGGTTTTGCAACCAATTAAAAACACGTTCAAACACGCCTAAAAATTTAAACTTCATTATCAATCGCTCCATATTTAAGATTCCCCGCCACGCGACGAATCCAGCCTTTACCGAAGGTCGCAAAAGTGCTAAGTTTGCAATAAAACTCAATACGTTCAGCGTTCAAACGCATAATGACGTCAGAAATCGCCATTTTTTTAATAGCGGCAATCGTCATATTGCCAATAATGCCGTCATCCGCCACATTCACCGCACGTTGCAACATACGGCTTGCATTGCCTAATCCATGGTTTACCGCTGCATCAAAAAACTGATAAGCCACCGCTTCAGGCATCTTGTCGCATTGATAACGTAGCCAAAATGCGGAGTAGTAGATTTTATAGGCTTGCTCACGCGTCATTGCTCGCATACTGCCTTGATAACCGTTTGCCTGAGCTGTACGTTTAGTGATTCCCCAGTTGGTTTCGCCGCCTGGGTCTCTTGGGTCATTAACGTAGCCGCCTTCATGACCAATTAAGCGGTTAAAGATTTGTGTAAAAGTTAAAGACATAAAAAAATACCCTCAATCGTTGATATGATTGAGGGTATTCTGAATCTAATTAAGTTTAATTAATGGAGGAAGGACTTCCACACGTCTACTTGCTTTAAAATAACGCCGCTTGTTGATATTGTGGAGATTGATGGGTTCTTACAATTTCCCAGGCGTGGCGATCTGATAGATTGTATTTAGAGCAAAGCTCAAGCATTGCCGTACGGCCACTTTTCTTTTCGGTTTGCGTGATATAGTCAAAATCCGCTTTCAGGCGTTCGTTACGCAGTAAGCGCAGGGCAACCTCACAGCGTGGGATATAGACTTCTTCGGCTCTAAAATAATTACGCAATTTTATCGCATTCTCTGCGCCAATTAAGGATTTCAAACGCGGAAAATACACCGCGCCATCAGTAAACCTAAATGTCGTCCCGCCGAATTGATTAATAATCTTTTCGATATCAGCAAACCCGACCAGATCTACCATTTCTAACACGATTTCAGGTAAATAACCTGCAACATTTTCAAGTTCAGACTGCATAAAATTTCCCCTTTGTGACCATTTAGGCGGATTGTCTCACGGAAATTTCAAAAAGCAGGTTTCTACACCTAAAAATATGATAAAAAAATCCCGCACGTGGCGGGATTAGTGCGTTATTTATTGCAATTTTCTTTCAAAAGATTATTAACTTTAAGGTATTTTTGCTCGTTGTGGGCATTGAGAAAAAATCCTTTAGCTACCTCCAAAGCAAGGCAGGCTTCTTTCATATCGCTATGTTTCTTTGCCATTTCAAAACTCTTTAATTTATCTTCACCGAGGTTGTTTTGTAATTCTTCGGTATTTTTTGCCATTGTTTCAGCATCAATAATGGGGTTAGCGTCTGTGATTTCGACAAAGTATCGGCGGTTTTCAACCCATACCGAATATAAAATTTCTAATTTATTATAAGTTTCTGTTTGCAAAAGCGCATAACATGACCTACTGTCTTTGTCCTGTCCCTTTTCTTTTATTTCTCTTACTACAAATACATCTTTAAGACTAAAATCAATTCCTGTCTCTTTTGTTCTATTATCTAAAATCTGTTCTATGGTATCTCCAACTTCTTCACATTTTGGTATATCTTGGCTTGTTAAGCTGGCGTGCGAAAATAAAGGGATGGATAGGATAAAGAGTGCAATAGTTTTTTTCATAATTTCCCCAATAAAAAAGGCTCCATAGGAGCCTTTAATTTACGCTTAATTTGTTGTTATGCAACTAATTTTTAGCTTTCTGTTTTCTTCGGTCATACACTGCCAACATTTGCACCACTTTTTTCAACTGCCACACCTCCAACCAATGCACGAAATCTATGTTAAATGCTTTTTTCGCCATACTGTCTGCGTAACTCTGTGGCAGTCCGTATTCTGTTAAAAGTGCGGTTATTTTTGCCATATATTTCGCTTTATCCGCCCTTGGCGCGGGACGTTTTGGCGCATTTTTCGCACTAAACACCACGCCTTTTGCTTTTATGGCTCGCAATACTTGCATCAATTCGGCATCTGTCATCACGGTGCAACTGTGTTTATCTACCGTGTCCAACAAAAAGCATTTATATTGGTCATCAGTCATTTTAAGCATGCCTTTGCCGATGTGGATCTTTTGGATCATCTGTTTACGGGTTTGTGGTTGCATTTTGTTCCTCTTTCCATGCTTTCCAGACTAAATATTCTGGCATATTCTTAACAAACTCCAATTTACCAATAGCCGCATAACGTTCGATATACTGTATTGCCGCTGTCCGTTTGTCTTCTGCTAATTTATCCACATTTTCGACCGCGCTTTTGCCCTGTTCGTTACGCACCACGGCAAATAACGGTTTAGCCCCCTCATACACTTTTTTAAGATAGTTATGATTGGTTAGCGCCACCACGTTTCGGGTCTCACGACGGTTTTTCATCACGCCATTGGTGGTTTCCGTGAGCGCATGGGACAACAACGGACTCGGCTGATACATATCTAACACTTCGCGCATTAATTTAAGCGCACGGCCGTTAGATAACGCCGCTTTCTCGGGTCTAAATAGGGCAATATAACTCACCAACGCACGGGCATTATCGCCGCGTAAATTGGTAATAATACCCAACATTTCACGCCCCGCATCATCTTCCAACAGTGCATCCAAATGGATGTCGCTATGGCAAACCGGGCAACGACATAATTTCATTCTTTCGTCTCCTTCGTTACATCAGCAACAGCCCATTTTAAAAATGCTTTGATTGATATAGTTTTCAATGTCGCTTTTAAACCATTTTTAAGCCATTTCATTTCACAATATGTCACACTTTCATTAGCACGATTAACTTTAAAAATACGTCTCCAGCTTACTAAATTGCCTCTATATATTTTTACGTTATTTGATACATAATCATGATCTTCAAGTAAATCGCTTTCTTTTAACATTGTTGCTCCTTTAGTTAATAAAACACATTATTCAGCCCACTTT